AGATAGATGCGCTGTACGAGGAGAGGTTCCCGTTCGCACAGCCACACGATCACCCGTTGCCAGTCGGCCACGACTCGAAGGACTTATTCTTATACCGATACGAGGAGTTAACTATATGAGCCACCTAGAGATAGTGCAGGACTGGATAAACAAAGAGGTCTTGCGAGAGGACGGCGTTCCTTCGGATCCGATACCTTTTGAAAACATCGAGAAGGTACTAAACCACGCGGAGTTATCCGACGAGTACATCCGTATGATCTACCGAGTGATCGGCTGGATGTACAAGGATGCGTCTGGAATCATGGCTCTGGGGCTGACTGACACGTACCGTGGCCTCAGTATAGACCAAGTATTCAGTCGCGTATGTAAGGAGCTAGACCTGCCAGAGCCCCTAGACATGGCACCTTCTGTGGACGAGAGCCCAGATTCGCCGAGAATTCAACTAATTACGTGATAGAATAAGTCGTTCCACAACCAGAAGGATATGTATATGAGAGCCGCACCCCCTGATCCCGCGATACTAGAGTTCTGTAATACCGACCATCAACGCAAGTGCCTTGAGGCTTGGATTGAGACCGGAACCGCTGCAGCTGCAGCTAAGAAGCTGGGGCTAGAGTTCCCTGAAACCATAGTATCCATGAAGTCTAAGGTCGCAAAGCGTGCCGCACTGGGTGGAGTCTTCCCAGACTACGATATGTCCAGCAAGGTAGCTCCAGGCTTCCAGCTGAATCGCGGGTACTCCATGCTAACCAAGACCCCTGACGGCGAGCCGATCTGGCTCAAAGCCTCACCCGATAAACTAGCACTGGAGAAGCAGCTCGAAGGCTTTGTCGATAATCTTATCCTCGACATCAATCCGGTCAAGAAAAAGCCTAAGCTGAAGAAGACTGATAAGTTCGACAAGAATCTTATGGCTGGCATCTTTATAGGAGACTCGCACTACGGGATGTATGCTCACGGGCAGGAGACTAAGCACTCCAACTTCGACAGCCAGACTGCATACGACAATATGACAGCTGCGATTGACGACCTGGTCGAGCGTGCTCCCCAGTGTGAGACCGGACTACTGGTCGATGTCGGTGACTACACCCACAGTAACTCCAGCCTGAATGCTACCTTCGCGGGCACCCCCGTTGATGTAGACACACGGCACGGCAGGACTATGGATGTGGCCGCGATGGGTATGCGGCACGGCATTGAGGCCATGCTCGGAAAATTTAAGAAAGTAGTGGTAGTAATTGCTCGTGGTAATCACAACCCTGACGTGGCACTGGCGATCCAACGTATCCTCGCTGCCTTCTATCACAATGAGCCCCGCGTAACTATCCTAGATACACACGGTTACTTCCACTACCTAGAGTGGGGCGAGTGGCTGATCGGAATTAATCACGGCGACAAGATGAAGCCGGAGAAGCTGGTCACTGTCATGGCCAGAGATATGGCCGAAGCCTGGGGCAGAACTACTAGCCGTATGTGGGCTCTGGGTCACTTCCACCATCAGGATGTTAAAGAATTGGACGGCTGTTACGTTCAGAAGTTTGCAGCGTTACCCCCACCGGACAGCTGGCATGCCAGTAATGGCTACAGCTCGATCCAGGCGATGCAGATGGTAGTATTCAAGAGAGAAGGCGGGCGGCACTCTACTCTGATTTACGAATTACCCCGTCCAAAACACGAAGTTGACTATAAAATAGCGTAGGAGAGTGACATGGATTACCAACACGAGGTGCTGAACCAACGAGAAAGCACGCACGGTGACTATAAAGACACTGCCGAGATGGCAGAAGACCTCAAGGCCGTGATAGCAATGAACTTCCCCGATAAGCTGGGGCTGTCGATGCAGAAGCATAGCCTGGACCTGATCGCCACTAAGATCGCACGGCTCTGCTGCGGAGATATCAACTGCCTAGATAGCTGGGAGGACATCGCTGGGTATGCTAACCTAATATCTGAAAGACTAAGTAAAGCGGAGGGTCCACAACTTGATGGTCGTAATTGATATGCTGGGACTGTACCTTGGCTTCGGGCTGCTGTTTGCGATGTGCGTATTCGTACTGAACACGTTCGCGCCCGAAGATGACGCGCACGGTGAGCTGGGAATCGTCCTAGTTTGCTTCGCTTGGACCACACTGTGGCCACTGATCTTGATAGAGTGGCTGCGGCAGGTAGTTACCGAGCGGTACGGGAAATAAAAAAAGGGATCCCGAAGGATCCCCTAGAACTCAGTAATTTCGTCCCCAGCTGAGTAGCCTGGTGAAGAGGCGAACCGTTGAATGCCTTGACTATTCTCAGCGATACCCCACGTATCGCTTGAGAGTACCCTCTATCCTACGCATCCCCCGCGTGACAAAGCAAGCCTCCGAATGCGATAATTAGTTGAACTGTTAATGTAACCGAGACCGCGCTATGCCAGAAGCTGCCGCATTATGGAAGAAACAAGATGATCACGCTAAAAGACTGAGCCATCTTGAGACGGTTGCGGAGGTACACGAGCAGCGTCTCAACCAGCACACTCAGGAGTTCCGAGCCATGAATAAGGACGCTGTTGCGCGTCATACCGAGATCAATCACACTTTAGGCAAGCATTCGGAGGATATGCGGGAGTTCGTGAAGGTCTACCACGAGCAGCAAGGCCAGTTACTCGGTGCTACTCGGGTAGGTAAGTGGGGGATCGGAGTGATTCTAACTATCGTCGGCCTGGGGATCGCGTACCTCGGAGCCACTTCGTAATATCTCAAGCAGCACTTTTAGTTCGTTCTCCTCGAAGGGTGTCAACCACAGCTGGCGACTGTTACGCCCCAGCTCCTTCTGCCGCACCCTCATCTCTGCCATTCTATCTCTTGCTGACTTAGCCATCTTATACTCCCACCCAGTCTTCGGGTAACTTAAAGTCCACTGTCTTATATCGGATAATGCACCCGCCATCTGGTAGTGCGTCCAGCTTAACTATCCCTGGATTGGCGGGCTCGTATGGTAGATAGTGTACCATCTCCGGCGAGCACGGGCTCGATGTAGTTAACACTACAACATCGAAGATCACCCGTGCCAGCTTGAAGATCAAAGTATCTCGACCTTCTTTTTCAGCAGCTTGAGAGAGTTCACGGCTTTATCGGCTGCAGCTGCAGTCGAATGCTCGTTCTTCTCGCAGCAGCACTCAGGAAAAACGCAGTTACTCTCGCACTGGCTGTCACTGCATCGCGTCTTGGCACCGTACACGGTGTTGCCTAGTCTGTAGTAATCCGGATTATTTCCCACGATTGTCGATCTCCTCTCTGACAATATTGATCTCTATCGGGGCTGTGATGCCCACCCGTACCTGATTGTGCTCGTCGATCCGGCGTATAACCACGCGGATATTGTCGCCTATGAGTATTGTATCCTGCCCTGGTTGGGGCTTACGAGTTAGAAATAACATCGGACAGTCCCCTTGTGGCTAGAATTTGATCGATGTCGGCAAATTTAAAGCAGGAAATGACACCCACCAGCTTGCCGTTGTCCTGCGATCCGTAGGAGTACGCCTCCGCGTAGACATCGATTGTCCGTTCTGATGGTCGCGATCCGTGCTGCACGCGGTCGGTGAACGTGCCTAGTGTGGCCGAATCCAGGCTGTCGAGCGTGCAGGTCAGGCTCTCGCTGCCGCCCTCGACTTGGTTGCGGTGCATTAGTCGCGATCCCTCGTGCAGTTCTGCGAATTGGATGCAGTCCGACAGTGCTTTGAAGAATCTCACGGTGCCTCTTCTCTTACCCTTCGGAGCCACATTATATTTATAGAAGTAATTGCTCATAATTTTATCCTTGTAAATGCTAGTTGATAGGAAAGTCTATCAGGGGTAGCCCTCGCGAGAAGACTACCCAGTTAGGCTCTCAGCCCATGTACGCCCTTATGACTTCGGCTGCGACTTGCGGGACAATAGCGTTACCCGCTCCGCGCAGGATGCCCACCCTGTTGGGAACCCCATGAGCCAAAGGGAAAAGCGTGGATTCAGTTGGTACTGGGCGGCATTTTCCGTCCCTAAATCGGGGGTAGTAGACATCGCTCCAATCAACTGGAACGCTTGCCTGGGCGTTTGATCTATCCGCTGCCTGTTGCCCTCCCGCTCCGTTGACTGACCCGCTGTGTCCTTCCAATCCCTCGTGTTCGGTGTTGTCCAACCGCTCATCGGAGGTGGACACATAGCTGCGGCTGTCGCCATCGGATTTCCTGCGTTCACTCCGCGTGGATTGTCTAGGTTCTTGCTTGGGCCACCCGAGGCTGCTGTCGGTGTCGGCCACGCGCTCAGAGACGTAGAAGAGTCTATCTCTTTTGTGCGGGGCACCGATGCTGCAAGCTGGCAGTACGGCCAATCCGCTGGCGTAGCCTTCTGCCGCCATGTCCGTTTGTAGATCATCGAACCAAGACTGTCTAATCGCACTGGCAACCTGCTCACCAAATACGATTGAAGGTTGACACTCGCGGATAAGATTGAAGAAGATGGGCCAGAGGTGTCTGAGATCTTCTTT